CAGCAAGACCGATCATCGCGCCGGCAGCTGCGGCTAGCGGAGCAGCAGAATATGGCCGGCCTGAATATGTTAGTGAGCTAAACATTCATCACCAGGAGAAAATCATTACGAGACCGGGGCCGCCTGTCCCACCGATCCCACCCCCGTTACCAGATCCCCCACCGCCGCCGCCGGAACAAAATCCGAAAGAGTCGCCCCCTTTTCCACCGGCTGCTGAGTCACCGTTACATCCACCCTGGCCGCCCCACGACCACCACAGTGACGGGTTGTGTAACTGGGGGCCAGAAGGCCCATCGGCTCCGAGGACAGCAACAATCGGGCGCGGAGCCTGATCCCCCACGAGACTGAGATTGCCGGCTGGAATAGTGAATGCTCCGCCCAAGCGTGGGGTTGTATTAGTGGCCCCCGCACCGCCGGTGCCACCAGTACTCTGTCGGTTTAATGCGCTTAGATTCAAAGCCGTCCCGGCCGCAGCTGGGACCCCACCAGCGGTCCCCGCAGTACCGGTATTGATATTGATCATTCCGAATCCGCCTGCCGCGCAATCTGCAGCCGTGTTGGCGGTAGGAGCCACACCACCAGCCCCACCAGCGCCAGAAGTACCAACAGCTCCGAAACTCCCCCCAGTGGCGGTCAGAATGAGATTAGTTGTGCCCGAATTAGGCGCAATAGAGATCGACGACGTTGTGCCAGCAGTTCCAGTCGGCCCCCCTCTACCAGCAGTGATATACAAGACGCTGGGGATGAGCATTAGCGGAATCGTGTTGGTATTAGAATTCCCAGAACTCCCGCCACCACCACCGCCGCCAGTGGCAGATGCCGCCCTCGAAAATCCCGCGCCGCCACCACCCCCGCCGCCCATGCATACCATGTGAGCGAATTGCGCCCCACGAGGTCTTATCCACGTATATCCCTGGGTAAAATCCGAGGCGCTGGAAACACCAATCCACTGTTGGATGTCTACTCTGGAATCGGTTGAGCGGTGTATGTACATATTGATCTACGAACAGAATAGGAGAACTGCGCCATCGCCACCGGCACCGCCGCTGCCACCAGTAGTGCCGCCGCCACCGCCGCCGCCGCCAGAACCCATGATCCCATTGCCGCCTTTCCCCGCTTGTCCGAGATTAGACGTCCCGCCCCCCATGCCGGGATACACCCAGAATGGCCTGTAAACAATTACACCTCCGGACCCGTCAGAATTCGCTCCAGTTCCAGACGGCTGTGTTCTCCAATCGGAGAGTGTTACCCCGGCGGAAACGTTGATCAACCCACCAGCAAAATCAGTTGTAGTAACACCACCGCCGCCAGTGCCACCCATGATTAAACTACCTGTAGTCGCGAGGGTTACCGCGACACCGACAGCGCCGGTGTTGGAGCCACCGCCAGACCCGGAGGTACCCGAGATAATTGAGGCATTACTCCCTTGCCAATAATTATTTGTAGCGGCGCCACCACCAGACCCGGCTCCGCCTCCGCCGCCAGCACTGCCACCCGTCCCTAAAACTCCGCCAGGAGCCACGAATATTACGTCACAATTCGAAGTGAAGTCCGTGGATATGGAAACTATGGTGGATATTCCTGTAGTGCCGCTCGTGCTAGCAGCACCGCCAGTGCCACCTCTTCCGACGCGGATGAACAATTTATCCGGCATGAAAAAGGTCGGGGCATATACTTTGCACTGGGTCCCACCACCGCCACCGCCGCCGCCGCCGCGAGCAGTAGCGGAAGCAGCAGTGTGCCCACCGCCGCCGCCGCCACCGGAGCCGATCACCCACATGAAGCAGTTGCTAACCCCACGGGGCTTATTCCATATGCTGTAGGAGAGTGCGTTGTCGGTATTGTGGGCGTGGACAAAAATCTGCGTGTTCCCAAGGGGGGAACCATCAAGAAATCCAGCCATAACGTGTGCTGCGTCTAACATGGTTCACCAACACACTAGAATGATGAGGCCGTCGCCACCTTTACCCCCGGCACCGGCGGGGTTTCCGCCGCCGCCGCCGCCTCCGCCGCCGCCCCAAATACCGGGGCCACCAGCGCCAGCCTGGGCGCCGTCGAGGCTAAAACCACCCATGCCGCCGAAGCCATACATGCAGGCCCCCCAGTTAGGGGCACCCATGCCGCCAGTCCCAGCGCCAATACTTTGCAGTGGACGCACTTCAGAAATGAATGACCCAGCAATCGCAGTTATGGGGCCACCGGCAAAGTCTGTGCCAGCGGTGCCGCCGCCACCTGTACCGCCCATTGATACTACGCTGGTGGTGGGTATGGTCTGAGTTCCACCAGCTGCGCCTGCGGCCGCACCGCCAGCAGTACCAGCATGACCGGCGAGGAGATTACGGAAACCGATGTGGGCCAGGACCTGTTGAGCAGTGGTGCTGATAGTTCCACCAGCTCCAGCAGTGCCACCAGAAGTAGTACCCCCAGCCCCGCCGGCAGTGGGAGCGGCGCTGCTGGACCGCGCAAGAATATTCTGGGCATTCGTGCCAGTAGCAGGGGTCATCGAAACAGACGCGATGGTTCCATCAGTTCCGGCGGCGCCGGCCGCGCCACCGGCACCACCAGTGCCAGGACGTACATGCAGGGTATTTGGCACCATGCATAGCGGCATGATGGTGCGGGTTTGACCCCCAGATCCACCGCCGCCACCGCCGGCTACAGTCGATAGTGCGGCACCGGTGAAACCACCGCCGCCGCCAGCACCGGAGCCAACTGTGTATATGAAAAAGAACGTGTAGCCACGCGGTTTCGTCCACGTAAACCACGTATTTCCGTCGGCGTGCGAGGCGCCGGTGAAAATTTGTACGTCAACTCTCCCCGACTTTGGCAGGTGGCCGACGTCGAGCACAAGTTAGTACTTTCCGCCGATCGCGGTGCAGACCCAACCCGCGGCAACAGCTGTACCGAGACCGAAGTAAACCCGGAATCCAGCCGGTAAGGCAATACCCATTGGGTAGTCGATATCGATTGTCGCGGCCACAATGGTAGCTGTAGTCGCTGGCATCGAAAGCTCACCGTAGAATGAATTGTTCGTGGCTGTGGTATTCGCGGAACCGTTGTTGATGTAGATGCGGGCAACGGACGCCGTATTGGTGCCACCTGCCTTGAAGCGCAAACGCTGAATAAACCCGCCGTTGGTGGCATCTGCCGTGAACACTAGGGTGTTGTTCGCACTGATACCCGTGTAATCATTCGCTGCGGCAGTGACCAGCTGGCTCATTCCAGTTGTGGCGTTGGTCGATGTCTCTCCAAGTTTGGAGAAAATCGGTTTGGTATTTGCTGGCATGGTAGTCTTTCCTGCTTACGGCAAATTCATGCCGAGTGATGTCGCGTACGCACCGCCGATAGTGTGTTCCTCGTCGGCGATCTGTGTGGCAAAGATTCGTTTCGTACCAGCGGCGAAATTGATTACCGCACCAGTGCTGGATGACTTGAGCCTTGAGCGTACCAGTGTAGTACTCGCGGACAAGTGGGCCTCAGTCACCTCCCAATCACCTGTAGGAACTCCACTGGCATCAACAGCCTCGATGCAACAATCAAACGTGGCGAGCGTACCGAAGGCATTATTGACCGTCCGATACCCAGTCACCGCACCCGCAGTGGTCAGATCACCAGTGCCGGTAGAGGTAGTTGTCTCCATCACACGATCGGCAGATGCCATGGGTCACCAGGGGGCTTCGCCGTGCTCGACGGCTGTCAAATTTCCGACCACTGACCAGTGTCTGCTATGGTCTCCAGCACGCGCCTTCGCGGCTTTTCCTTGGACCCGCATCCAGGTAGAGATCTTGATGGCGTCTTCATACCCCATCTTCAATTCAGATCTACCGACTTTCAGCACCACAGTTATGCCGTCGGTGTAGACCTGAACATTCTGCTTCGTTAGCAGGGTCATTGGATCAATCCAGCGTAACGTCGAGGGCACCAATGGCGAACTGCGGGGTGACCCCAGAACTCACGGTAAGCGCCGAGGCCCCATTCAGATCGCGGGTACCAACACCAGAAACTGCTGACCCCAGGGCAAAGTGGGTAATCGTCGAACCGGTTACGCCACAAGCCGGGAATACGATCGCGGCATCGTTGTCACCGGTTCCGGTAAGGATTGTCCACCCAGCCGTACTCCTGGCCACCGCCTGGCGGGCGTAGTTCGTATACGCAGATTCGCTGGTAGTCTGGTCACCGGTTTCACCGGGGTCCGCGGTATGAAGAGAGACGTAGACAGATCCCGCTGTGGTCGATCCCCGGAGGCCGGTGCCGTCGCCGATATCAGCCGCGCCTGTGTTCTCCAGGTACAACCGCAAGATCTTGTCTTCAAAGGTATTTGTTGCAGACATATCGAATTCTCCTGGGGAGCTTGAAAATCAGGTGCCCTCTTCCAAGCCGGACACGGTGAAAGAAATAGTACCATTAGTGCTATAGACACGCACCACATCCGTGCCACCAACTTCGAAAGGGGCGGATGAGACAGAATCGTTGGCCAAGATGGCCTGCCCATAGGCGACATAATGCGCGTTTGCGATGGCCGCTCCGAGGGGGGAAACTGCCACTCGGAAGGAATCGTCGCTACCCCGGTTAGCCACAATGACCCGGATAGCCGCACGCCGGGCCGCAGGTACGGTGTATATATCGGTCAGGACCCCTGCGGCAGGAGCCGCCTGGCCAAGAACACCATAAAGATCGGCCATATCAGTTCCCGCTGAAATGGATGTAAGCCCGCAGCCGTTTGGCTACTAGCGTTGCAGTATCGACGATATCGGTAACCAACCCCGTCTTTATGTTCCCATACTGGTCCGCGAGGCCCAGGGAGGTCATCTCGTCGAGCCGGGTAAACGACTTTAACGGGTCGCCGCGTTGCCGCTGAGCGATCTCCAGAATCTCCTTGGTCGTACGCAGGAATTCCCTCTGCCCAACCGGATCGCCTGTCGGGGTAGGAAGACCATGCCGCGTTCTAAGGGGTGTTGCCATCACACAACCCATCTAGCTGAGAGGCCGTCGATATTCAATTGCATCACGTCCATGTCGATCTTTATCGCCGTGGCCCCCAATAATTTTCCTACGAGGGCACCTGGATTCGCGGTAATTGACGGTATATTGGTGGTCAATGTTCCGAGCGACACACCGTCTAGGAAATACTGAATGCTGGTCCCTGCGGCATTGACCTCTATTCTACCGTTGTACCAAGTGCCTGCAACCGCAGTAGCGCCAAATGAGGTTGTGCTACTTGAACCACCACTAGTCGCAACGGTCCTACCCCGGAATTTCCATACGCTTGAATCGTCCGCGAGTTCTATCCACGCCCCAGCGGTGGTTACAGCATCGCACCGATTCAAAAATCCCATGAAAAAAGTGCCTGTTTGGCTGCCAGTAACTGGTAATACAGGGATCCGAAAAACAAAATTCAGAATCGTGCGTCCTACGCCGAAATTAAAATTGCCAGTAGCTGCGGCGAGGGAAGACACCGCGATTCCAGCGCGGCCTACTGCGGATGTGTAAGTGCTAAGCGAGACTATCCCCGGGTGCCCAGACTCGCTGGATACTGCGGTCAAAGTTGTTTGGATCCCGGCGACAGAGACAAACCACTCACCGTTGTTCGCAGTAGAAGATCCCGGTGGGGCTATGAAATCATCGTACCAAACAGTACTCGTTGAAAGATTCAGCCCCGAAGTTACTGAAGAATCTGCATAAAGAAAACCGTTGAGTGCACGCCAACGAGCTGACCCCCCATCGTAAAGCAAATGCAAGGACTCCCCCGCCGGAAGGAGTATGTTGTAACCGAATTTGAAGCGATTTGCCGCAATAGAAGATCCCGACTCGTTCAGAAAAAGGATTCCGCTCGTGCCAATATTCGTGACATCCAGATATCGACCATTCGAGCCAGTGGCAAATCCGGAAATAGACCAAAGCGCCGAAGTAGTGAGGCGCAAAAGTGCAGCCAAACTCATCAGAGTAGGGCTGTAGTCATCCTGGTTGGACGTAAGCTGGGGGGGGCTAAGTGCGTTATAAAGATATACCCCTCCATCCAAGACGTTTGACTCCCCCAGCAGTTGAACGGTACCGGAAACCAGCCCAATAGAGTTAGTTGCTCGAAGTTCAATATCCAGGGTGTCTGATCCAACACGAGTAGCATAGAAAAACGGAATGGTTCCCGGGATCCCCGCGTCATCGGTAAACTGCATCGTAATGGAACTGGTTTCATGTAGGAACTCAACCCTGCGTTCACCGGCGAGATCTAAGTGATTGTAGATCGTAATCCGGGGATCGAACGTCCAACTCCCAGTGACAGCAACAGTGCCCGCAGGATCAGCCCCACCTGAGCCGTCAACAGGGAGCGTTTCACCATCAGCCTGGACCTGCAAGAACTTACCCGAATCCGCCCCGGTGTAGTGCCGCTGGACGAGTTTCTCCATCGTACCCTTCGTGAGCCGCATCTGAACGACTGAACTTGCTGCAAGAAATACTTGCGCTGTCGTGCCCTCCTGGGCTCGTTCCACCGAGAGCACATCCCCAGCTCGCGCTGTGCAATAGCAAACCTCGAAGGCACCCGAAATAGTACTCTGCACTGTTACCGCGAAAAACTGGCCAGCTGCCGGGCTCGGAAACGCCGCGCCCTGTCCTGCTGTAAGTACAAGCGAAGTATCAGGTACGGCAACGTCATTATTGAGCGTTGCGCTCTTGTTGTTCGCAAACAGTTGGATGTCAGTAGTAGCAACCACTGGTTATACCTTCATTATGAAGAACAGCGCAACATACGGAGGTGCAACCACAGCCACTGTGTGGGTATGATCCGAGACCAGGGACGCAGTATGGGTATGCGTAGCACCTGAGCCTGTGTTCTCTATCAGTATATGCCCAGCAGCGCCAACATCGTGTGACGCCATGGAAGAGCCGTTGTCACCAAGTATTCCATTGGCGGAACCTGGCGGGAATCCATTGCCATTAACAGATCCACCAAAAAAGCCCCAAATCGTGTGGCGATGCGATGGCAATTGTGCGATCGTGAGCGCGGTTCCAGTAATACTCGGGGTATGACTCCCGCCTGCGCCAGAGACAATCGGGGCGAGCGAACCGCCTGTAGAACCTTCGGCATAAGTACCGCCAGCGCCAACAACGAACTTGTTGCGCATGTCCGGCGTGCCGTTGGTACCGTCGCAGGCTTGGAACCCCGCAGGTATGGTGCCGATTAACCCGTGGAACAGAAAAATCGTACCCACCGGGAATGCAACCGCATTGATTGCAGCCTGGGTCAGATTTGCAGTCGTGTAGATCACGGCCCCACCGATAGTTGGCGGACCGGCCGCAGCTGGGACCACAAGTTGATTCGTAGTTACGCCGGTGGCTCCACGCATGGGGGTGAGGACCGTTTCGCCACCGTTGATACGTGTGTTGCTGAGCTGCCCAACGCTCCCGCCATCAATAATCCCAGTGAATGAATCTCCAGCCTTCTGGATGAATTCGTTCAGTACTGCCGCCGTAACTCGGTTCTCGACTCGGGATCCCGAGGCGAATGCGAGCGCGATAGTCCCTTCCTGCGCTCGCGTGACAGTCAGAACATCTCCAGAACGACCGGTAAGATGGACGATCTCTATATTTCCAGAGATATCCTCGAGGGCAAGTTTTGCGTACAGTGCCCCACCCACAGAGGGGAACAAGGCCCCCTGGCCGCCCGTGACCGTGAGACTGGTATCCCCGGCGAGAATTCCAGCAGCGAGTAACGAAGAGGCGTTGTTCGAGTGGCGAATGTTGCCCATGATCAGAACTCCGTGACACGCAGCTCGATTTCATCTTCGAGTTTTTGGTTGTCGCTTGTATTGGTACGCATGGTGATTCTGTACGTGTTGGCGGTCACTCCTCCACTCAGGAACATGACGAGTTGATCCCCATCCGGGGCCACGGCCACATTGAGAACCTGGACTGGCGGGACCGTTATTGGTGACACGAGGAAAGTCGGGGAACTTATTGTCTCCCCGGTGGCGAGCGAACTCCTGAAGTCAACGCGATACCGCTTGACCTCGTATGGCTGTTGCTCAAACCTGCCGATGATTCGTTCTGCATTTACAAGCATGTCAGCACCTTACCGTCGTTGAGCGGGTTTCCGCTGGTATACAAACGCGTGGGTTAATACTCGGAAAGTCAACGACGAGCAACGGAGCAAATGTTTCCCCCGCTCCCATCGAATCCATAACTATTGCCGAGTTACCCCCCATCCCGTCCACCTCTATCAGGTTCACCTGCATGGAATTCAGGGCTCCAAACAAATCAATGAGTTGTATTGTGTTCATGCTCGGTAGAACCCCCCATATGCAGCATTGTACGATACGGAGTAATTAAACCCGACACCAACAAAAGGCAGCGCAGGTCCATCGCTGGAATAGCAAATCAGTTTTGACGTCGCATCTACGCCAGTGTCCTCGAACACAATGATCCCCGTAACTGGGGTGTCATTCCGGTAAAGCAGGAACTGGGGGGTCAAACCAGCGGCATATCCGTCCGTGACGGACTTACCAGTGAGGACTCCAGATCGAGCCAGGATCGATCCTACCGGAAGAGCCGACAAGAACTCGTCGGTGTCCGCATTGGGAACGTAAGCAGCGGACACGAACGCCAGTTTGATGCTGGCTGTACCCCAGTTGAATCCGGCTGACTGTAGACGTTGCCGATGCTTACTGAAAAGGATGTTTGCCATGGATCACGCGAACGAGGGGAACCGCCAGCCCTGGTCAGCGCGGAGGTATCCCTGATCCGATATGGCTCGAAACTCCAGGCAGCGACGACGGAACGTCTGCCCATACCGGGTCGCCAGCATGGGGTCAGACCACGGCTTGTTAGACATCATGTGCAGCCTGGAAAGGGCCCCTTCCAGGATTGCCTCAAAATGGTGCGACTGGGCCATATCTGGCAACCGAGTAGCGTCAGGCAGTGGGACCAGGGAAGCGTCCACCCAGAGATAGGGACCAACCGCGGTGTTTGGCTTGGGCCACAACCTCAGTACGGTTGGATCCGCTGCCTGGAAGTACATGGGGAAGCCCGTCTGCCCGTCGGTGGGGCGGAACGTAAGAGGCTTCAAGTTCATGCGTCCACGTATGGGGTCCTCGATCCATGCGCCGTGAACGAACATGACGTTCGAATAGGCATCCACCGGGTTCAACCATACCAAGTCCTGATCCAGGTAGATGCTGTACGGGCCGAATTGCTCCCTCCAGGCGCGTGACTGGAAGTAAAACTCCCTGATCGCGGCATGGAGTTCGCACTCTATCTGCGCCGTAACAGCTCCCGGAAGCCGGGACTGGAGGGGATTCATCCACAAATCCAGAGTGAGTCCACAGTTCGCGGTGAGCGATCCGGCGTTATCACAGAAAATTGTAGCCACGATCAACCTCCAACCAGGGACTGGCGAAACGCTGCCAGCAGGGTCATGGCACGATTATCAAGGGTAAACTCGTCGTCGCCAAGCTGCAATTTGCCGACGGAGTAGAAAACCGAGGGCATGAAGAACATCTCGTCGATCGGATACGGTGTTGGCGTGGGGGTCAGCCCCAAATCAGCTTCTATGAAATCAGGAAGCGCAATGGTGCCACCCCCAGTATCAGTGCAGCACCCAACGAAGATATCGGGCCGCAGGCGTTGAGCTTCCCGAAAACTGGAGTTGATCGACGCGAGAATATCCGCCTGGGTGTACCGATAAGGCACACGACGATCCTTGAGCATCAGGCGGACTTCATCCACCAAGTTGTCTAACGTCTTCGCCACGAAGCACCTCCGGAAGAAGAAAGGGGGTCACCTCATTTCTGAAGTGACCCCCTCTGTTGGGCCAGGTTCCCTAGAGAGGGCTGCTATCAGCCCTTCGCAACAACGCTGGTCGCCAGGCAGGTGCCATCGATGACACCGAGCCCGTAGACCTGCAAGCCGCGCAGGAGGGTACCAAACGTGCTTTCAGACCGGAGGGTTTCGACCTTGGTCATCTGGCTGGCAAAGGTCAGGCCGTTCTTGTGACCGGCGTAGACCGCGAACTCGCCCGCTGCCAGACCGCCCGCGACACCCGCTGGCAGAAGGTTCGACACGTAGATCATGAACCGATCCACCATGCCGAGCCGACCGTTGCGTAGCATCGAAGAGCCGTCGCCCGAGATGGAGGCATCGCGGAGTTCCGACCGTTTGATCGCGGCGGCATACCATGCCGGTACGATCACGAAGCGGCCAGATTCCGGGATATTCTGCTCATCCAGGACCTGTCCGAGGTCAACCAGGTGGTTGATGACTGAGCGATCGTTCGCGCTCGTGTCACCAACGCCTGTGCCCTGGGCCACTTCGGCGACGAACGCCGGTGTGGTTGTCGCACCGAGACGGAGGTTCGCGCTGATGCGACCGGCTGCGAGGCCTTTGTTCGCAGCAACTGTTCCGCCGTTGATCAGTGCAAACGCGAGGGCGTCGTTGTCCACTGCGATCTTCATCTGCTCGGAGGCGTCATCCGCCCACAGGCTCAGAAGGTCGGCATCGGCCTGCACTTCCATCACGTCGTCGAGGACCGTGTTGAAGTACTTGCCCTTGTCAATATTCAGATCGACAGATGCCGCGGACGGACGCGTGACCACGAGGGCCTGTGTCGCCGAGTAGCTTGCGATTGAGATGGTCGGACGAGTGCGAATCTTGACCAGATCCCCCATATTCCGGATTTCGCCTTCGTAATCCGTGTTGGAGATCGCGGCCAGGACGGTCGCATCGTAGAACTTCTCGATGAATTTGCCGGCCCAGAGGGTCGGAATGAAAATACCGGTATATGCGGGAGATGCAGCTGCGCCGCTATACGGTGAACCAATTGGATATGCCATGACGATGTGCTCCGTGTCTCATGATGGTTACTGAACGCGCCCTTCGGCAGCCGCCTTGAAGATTTCCCCTTCTATCCGAACTTTTTCGGCTTGGGGGACCCTTCCGCGACGTACCTGCGCGTAGAACTGACCTATTTCAGACTGTGTCCACACGCGGCCACCACCAGGAGCTACGACCGGCCCACCGCTTCGCGGAGTGCCTGGGGCCATCAGTGATCCAGCGTCTACGGAAGGAGTCCGTGCTGCTGGAGCTGGCGACCTAGCCGAGTCTTCCTGAAAAGCCTTGAAGAACTGAACGACGCGGGCAGCGTCGCTAGCCTGGAAGGCTTCAGTCAGAAGCTCTCGCTTCTGTCTTCCAGAGAATACATCACTTCCTGTCAACCATGCAAGGAAGGTCGGATCTTGATTGATCTGCGCCCAGTTTGGAACCTGCTCATCTAGTGCATTTATTACACTGGTTCGCATACGTTCCTGCTCTACCTTTTCCTGGTGGGAACTACGCCCAGTTGCTTCTTTCAGCTGTTTCTGGAAGGGCTGTAGCTCAGCGGCTACAACCTCTCGGGCGCGACGTGCCACGACATCGAAGAATTCTTCCCCGTACTCTTCCCTCTCCTGTTTGGTGAAGGAGTCTGGCTTTGGGAGTGAGCCATTGGAGGCCGGCGCAGCCGCCGGTGCGCGGTCAGCCAACTGAGCCAATAGCGTCTCATTCTGTCGATTTCGCTCGGAAAGTTCGCTTATGGAGACTTTCAGTTCCGGGATTTCCTTGTCGTACTTACCCTTCAGTACTCCATACATCTGCTTGTAGTCTCGGTCATCGGAGACGGGGGCAGCAGCCGGGGCAGCAGCCGGGGCAGCAGCCGGGGCAGCAGCCGGGGCATCAACAGGAGCCGCAGCCGCAGCCGCAGCCGCAGCCGCAGGATCAGCCGCAGGTTTTGTGGACAGTTCCGCGAGCAACTTGTTTGCTTCATCGACCTGTCTCTGAATGGGGGCTGGTAGGCGTTTGCTCACGGTTTATCTCCCGTCTTGGTGGACTCGGCGATCAACTCGCCAAGGCAGCGTGCGTACGATCGGAGGTCTTGGAGGTTTTTGGGGTTACAGTGCATTACATCCTCAACCGCTTTGGCATGCGCTATCCGTAGTTTATCAATATAAAAACGGAATTGCGCCGAGCCGTTTAGCTCGGCCATGACCTTTCGGTCATCAGCCAGACGGAAAAGCCCCTTGATCATCGAGTATTCAGTGGGCCTGAAGTAGGGCCAAGAAGCCCACCGAGACCTGCAGAAAAATCATCCGCGTCCGGGCCATTCTCACCCTTCTCGTAGTTCTTTGTGTACTTGCGGCTTGTCGGCGACCGACCAGGAAGCTGCACAGTCTCACCGAACTGCAGATCCATGTCCCCACGGCTTTTGCCACCAGGAGACTGGTCCCGAGGACTCTGAGCCCCGTTCTTGGGGTAAGAGCCGCTGCGTTTTTCCTCGCTCACTTCTTGCTCCCGCCCTGTGAGCTGAATACCTTCTGGGAAGAAGGTTTCGCAAACTTGGGGGACGAAGTCGAGAGTACCTTGGTGGGCTTGGGCTTCCCTTTCGAGATGCTCATGACGCCACGAGGGTGCTTGCACTGAACGTAACCTTCGGACATGGCTGATTCCTCAAGAAGTATTTTGACGACCCGAAACTGTATTCAGGGACTGAGTCTGCAACCGGGGGCCGTTGCTATCCGATACCGCTGGTACCGGCGTAGGCGTACCCGCCGGGTTGAAGCCTGCGCCCCCACCACCCTGCGGACTCTGTGAATTCTGCTCGCCCGGCTCCGGAATGTCCAGATCAATGCCAATACGATCTGCCACCTGCTGGAGCACGCTCGCCCTCTGGGCTCCGACAATCGGCCCATCGATCTCGTTCGCTGTGAGCTGGAGGAACTCGAGTTGACGGACCCGATCCTGCTCCTGCTTGACCACGTTGCGCACGCCATTGACCTTGACGGTCTCATCGCCGCGCAATATCCCGGTACTGTCAGTGAGCATTACCAGGTCGTAGAGCGACTGCAGCATTGGCTCAAAAACATCGTCATCGATGTTTTCCGCCACGTTCTGCAGCGCCTTGTTGGCATTCGACATCAGCATCGCCAGACCGGACGCGGTGCGGCCGGCACCACCTACATTCTGGTCGCCCTGCATGTAACGGGGTATCGCCGAAACTTCATCGGCAATAGTGTTGAATTGGCCATACACACCGAGCAATTCGGTGGCGTTTGACCCCGGCTGGAAGAATCCCACCGGCGCTGATGCGCTCGGGTTCGATGGATCCGTGGTGTATTTCCAGCGTTTCCACGGGTACAACGTGTCGTCCTGGTTCGGGTTGACGAGATCCTCATTGAAGAAGACCTGCGGTCCCGACGCGATCGACATGTTGTTCACCAGGGAGCGAAGCGTAGCGTTCATGACATCCTGGATATCACCGATCAATTCAGCGATGCCGGAGCCATAAATCGTGCCCGGTTGCTTGTCGAAACTGGTGCAGTAGTAATTCGGGCGCTTGCGGATGTTCGGATTCAGCATGGCCTTGATGACCATCCGGTTCACCGTCCAGCAAGTGATGAAATACGGCTTATCCTCGTCATCAACGCCCTTCAGGCCGTATTCCTTCAGGTATTTCCCGAGTACGTTCCCCTGAAACTCGATGCAGTCAACCATCTGGTCGTCGGTGGCTGAAACTGTACCCCGATTCTCGATGTCGCGGCGTTCCTGCTCGAAAATCAGGCCCCACTCGCGCAAACCGCCGCTTTCGGCCAGTTTTATGCACTCGCGGATCTTGTCTTCGCGGTAACCGGGGAGTCCGATCAGGTTGTACAGGTCCGTGAGCGAAAAACGCTGTCTTTCGAACGTATCGGCGTTGGCGATTGATGCCGCGCCGGGGGTGAACCACAAATCGAAGGGAGAAACACGGTCCCAGAAGAACCTGGGGCGGGATTCCATGCTTGGTTCGCCGTCTTCGCCCCATGTAAGCAGCTCGGCGTTGCGAACTGTTGGCCCTTTCAGGAATGCAGTGTGGTAAATGGGGAGATCGGTAAGAAATTGGGACATCGCCTCCCAAAAACCACCCTCAAGTAGAAGATCATCCATCTTCTGCTCGGCTGCCTTGGCCTGCTCGCTCGCCTTTTTCATCTCGGCGACCTTGGCGGCCTTCGTAAGATCCTGTTTTCGCTTCTCCAGTTGCGCTTTTTCGGGGGGTTGGCCGTTCATGACCAGATACATGGCCTCGCCACCAACCACCGAGGTAATGTCCCGCGTTACTGATCCGGGCAAACGAGGATCTGGGCTTGGTTCGATGGACCAGGGGCGTTCCGCAGACATGTAGATGTCACGCAGGAGGGCTGTTGCGCCCCGGCATTTCCCCGCAGTAACCCTGGCGAACACACTCGAGCCGCCAAATTTGGCAATTTCCGCCTTCTTCGTCGGGGAATACTCCCCGTTGTAGGCTCTCATGAAAGTAATCATCTGCTCATCCACGTTGGATGAAGTGCGGTGCCGCTTGGCCGCTTCGAATTTCCTGCGAACGTAGGCAGCAAGATCGTCATCTACTTCCGGTTTCGCAGTAGCGATGGAATGCGCGAGTTGTTCGGCCTTCTGCAACTCTTTAGGAGACACCACTCGAAGAGTGGTGCGGCCCTGCGGTACTGGAATTGCTGCCATTTACGTCCATCCTGCTGCGGTCGGAGCCGGGGTTGTGATCATCCCATACGGCGGCTTTACAAACTTTGCATAAACTTTAGTCGAATGCCCCAGGGCTGCGTACTGCAATGCATCGGCGATGTCGGACCAGGGGTGATCCTTGGCCGGCAGCGGCTGCAGTTGGCCGTCCTTGCGCTTAGCATACCGGTACTTGGACCGTAGCGCACGTATCAGGTTGACACACCGGGGGCTGACCAAAATTGCAGGCCCGCCATCCCGCTGTTGCATGAACCATTTCTCGACCGAACGCAGCCGTGGATCGATACTATTCGTAAGGGCGGGCTGGGCACGGAAACCTAACCGCTTCAAGGCATCGAAGATGCTTTCCTCACCAATCTGCGAACGAACGCGACCGGAAGGGTCACCAACGACACCAACAGGAAGACGATGAAACTCCGGTTCGGCAAGGATTGGACGTAACACCGTAACCACGAACTGCTCGATGCCCATGTTTTCACTGACAGCCTCCGCTAGCACGAGCATACGCCCGCGAGGGTCAAGCTGGGTAAGTACCATGGCGGGGCTGCGGCCGAAGTCCATGCCTGCAATCAGCATACTCATCGGTACTGGCTTCAGGACTTCTTTGGCAATGTGGAAGTCGGAACGGAACGTAGATCGGAATACCGCCTCGCCGGAGAGGGAGGGGGTAATCTGGTTATCGATATACTGCTCAACCCACTCAGGTGTGTTGTTCTCGACGAGTTCTTCGTAGTACCCATCGGGGAGATTTTCCTTGTTCTCAGCGTAGGGATCGCGGGCCCCTGGCTGGACAAAGTACCCCCAGCTTGGATTCAGTTCCAGCTCGAGGGATTTGTACCAGATGTCATCTTCGCTGAACGAGTTGGTCTCCCCAAACACTCCGCGCCAGGTAGTTCCACCGCGCATCTTCGAAGGGTACCTGCCAACACGGCCAAGAATATCTTCGAGGATCTTCGGGGGCAATTCGCGCAGTTCGGACAGCCATGCGAAGGTGAGTTCCAGGGACAACAAGCGCTGCACGTTATCCGGGGTATCCAGGGGCAGTAATAACCACTCTGTCTCCACGTCGTTGAACCGAATGTAGATCGTATGGTTGCTGGTCTTGTAATGCATGATCTCTGGCGGGATCACGTTACGAATCGTCTGCAGCACGGTCGTTTCCAACTGCTGCAAGGTGTTACGGACGATCACACCGCGGGTATGGCGTATGCCATCCGCTCCACGGGCTTGCTGGCAGGCCCGGCGGAACATTTCCACCGCCATGACAGTCGATTTTCCGGATCCTACAGGACCGCGAACGACGCGTACTCGCGAATCCGATGCCATGAACTCCCCCAGAGTCTTGGCGGGGGTGTAGTCCAGATTCATGGGGGGCTGATAGGCGGAGGCTCAGGGTTGGTGCCGGAGTCGCGGGTCCGACTGAACCAGAATTGCAAAACCATCATCACACCGGCGGTGAGAACCCCAAGCAAAATGCTCAGCTGATCCCGCCACTCCGGAGGAGTCAGGACTTTACCTTCCAGGAACAACCCGAGCATGAGGAAGTACCCGGTCAGAAAAATTATGCTCAATGCAATCTGAGCCGTGGCCAGGATACGCGAAGTTTTCATTTAGAACTTCCAGCTGACGGTAGCGAAATCACGCCCGGCATTTGGTTCGCAACTACCCGCGCTGGAGAAGTGCCGCCACTGCGCGGCGATCCGGTCGGAGAACCGCCAGCGGGCCATCAAGGCCGCGGTGTACTGGCAGGTGTATTCCCAGGAGACGTTGGTATATGCGAATCCGAACCCGAGTTCGAACTTTTTCCAGCCATCGACGATCAACCCATAGGCGGTGAACGCGTTCGGATTATCCTGGTAGTGATACGACTGGCCAGACAACAGGAACCCAATTTCCCAGTCGGTGTTGACCGGGCCGGCCTGCGGCCAGCGAACGACGAGTCCGAGGGCTGGGGTCTCCCCTCGCACCATGGCGCTGCCACCTTCCACACTCAGATCGGAGGCCCGTGACTTGATCGCGAACAGGGCAAGCAGCAACGCAACGAACGCCACGATGGCGTACACCACCGGCTTCTTGTTATTGAGCAGCTTTTTCTTTTTTGCCATTACGGGGACTCCTCTAACTCGGCAATATGCGCGTTGATACGGGCCAGATCATCCACATACCCCTGCAATACCAACTTGTCGTACTCATTGAGATCTGGTTTGACAGCCAGCAGTTGCATACTGGAACTGGTCATTTCTTTCTGGAACTTGAGGTCGGCCAGTTTCCGGTCGGTCGCCTCTTCCTGGACAGACTGCTGGTCCATCTGCTGGGCTTCAGATCTGCTTATGACCCAGCCAGTCTTGAGGGCAATTCCGTAGAGAATGCCCGCCGCAGTGGCTAGCACCAGGAAGTCCCTGGCCAACTCCATCGGAGAGAGATCAATCTTCACGCCAACGCGCACTTAGTGACGATGATCGAAGAGCGCGGGGTCCTGGTGATGTTCACGTTCGCCCTGCGTATCTTATAAAACACAGGCGCCCGCCACTTGATATCCACCTGGGTATTTGTACAGGCAGTGCCCAGCGGCATGGTTCCTATCACGCGTCCGAGCAGGATCTCGTTGTTCGAATTCATCCGCAAGTCATACGCGACAGTGATGGTTGAAGTCAGCGTCGGCGGATTTGGAACTGGAGACGGGAATACTTTTGCAACTACCAGAGACGCCGCTGACTCCGCCAAAAACGTATTCTTGACATACGCCCGCCAGCAAACTATCTGGGCGGGGGCGAATCCGGGGACTACTACCGAGACCGCTGGCTGGTTCACCACCACCTCGCTGGCCTTCACGCCGAAGGTGCCGCCAGCTCCGCATGTGCCCCACTCAATCCTGGTTGATACTAGCGAGCCTGGCCCCGTCGCCGGGATCACCGTGGCGTCGGTGTTGGTAGTCGGATTGGTCCACGACACTGTGGCGTCGTACGCGAAGGCCTGCCATGAGAAAAACAGTATGAGCAAAAACGCCAGACTCATGATCGCCACCTGGATCTTGTATTTCGTATAGAAATACGAGAACGATTCCACGAGTGCGTCGTGATGCTTCGCAACCCAGGCCAGGGCCAGGACCCAATACTTGAACACCATGCCAGTCTCCTCAGATCATCGGTGAAGTGGGTCTACGCGGCGGGGAAGTACCCGGCCGATAGGGCGCAAACGTGGGGACGTGCCTGGCTGGCGGCGTCGGCGCGTAACGGGGGGAGACTGGTGCGGGTACCGGTCGCGGGTACCGCGGAATGACAGGTGTGGCCATGTTAGTAATACCTCGGTCGTACCGGAGCTTTCCTGGACGACTTCACGGGAGACGGACGTTTCGCGGGTTTCTTCGCTGCCGGGGGGTATGCCATATCGAAGTCCTCCAGAGGGGGCGACTGGTACTCCCAGGCATCTTACCAGACCTCACCCGTTCGGCAACACGATCCTCGGCCCGGTCGTGGGCTGGCGTCCCTGCTTCATCTCGATGTTTTCCTGTGACAGGATCTCGAGCCGGGACTGGGTTATCCGGCGCTGGGTCTCCATTTTGGTCCAGGTCGCCTCGGTCATGACAACCAACCTGGTCTTCTCGTCGCTGGGGTCTATGAATCCATACAGCATGCCGTCCACAGCAGGAGCCTCGGGCCAGACTTTCGGCGGCTCGGGCGTGGACGGCCCGGGTTTCTCAATCTTCACTACATCGTTCTCATCCACTTCGATGTAGTCGTCCTGTACTGTCATAACGGATCCGGCGTCCCGTGTTTGTGGTCACCACACCAGACATCGGAAGTTACCATCGGGAACGGGCTGTGCCCCGATGACACGTTGCCGTCCGGGGGGTATCTGCGGCACAGGTACTGCCCCGCATCAGGCACACCGGCCGGTATCGGTCCCTGCGAATATAGACATCTCGCGCAGCAATCAGTTGGCATCGAACACCTCCATACCCATCGGCGTAGCGTCGAGGGTTACACCGGTTTTTCCCGGCACGTTGATCACGATATGCACCGGAGCTGCAGGCGGCCCAGTGTCCTTGCGCACCGCGCCCACCTCGCCGGCTTTCGCCAGGGCTCCGAACGCCTCGAGCTTCTGCCCCGGCGAGGCCTCCTGGTCCTTGATGATTTCGTAGACATCCAGCAGCGAGTCTTCAGTCAGCAGCGCGGCTTTCAGCATCACCCGCTGATTCACCGTGAGTTCGGAGTTCCACTGCTTCCGATACTGGTCGAGCATGGCCCGGAACGCCGGGTCGCGTTTTTTCGCGTCGTACTCGTCAAACGTCAACTGGTGCCTCCGGATCAGATCCGGCAGCGGGGTGATGTTCGACACGATCTCCCAGGCCAGCCGGGCATCGGCTTGAGAGACGCCAAGAGGGACCGGAAACATCAACGCGCCTGCTCAATAGTTGAGCGATCGGCCTGGATCTGTGCAGCGTTCTTCACGATGTACTCCCGACACGCAGTTCGTACCAATTCAGCGTACGCCACGTCGCGCATCTGGGCCAGTTTTTTCAGGACCTTCAACATGTCGGGTGACATGTAGATGTTCACTTTGATCTTGTCAGCCATTTTTTGGTGTTTCCTGTGACTTGCGCTTCTGCATGCGGGCGCGGGCCCACTCAATGGTGCGAAGCATCGCCTTGCGGCGACGATCGCATCCCGTGCAGGGTTTCTTAAGCATTGGCGATCTCCGTGGCGAAGGCGCGAAGTCTATCAATCAACTCCGCGGGTGAACACTTTTTGAATGCGTGCTCATGTATCGAGTGCGGTGCGTGCCTTACTGACAGCAGAATTTTCTGCTTCTTGCCAACATCCGGACGCGGAATAGTCACGTCGATTCCGAGTGTCAGGGCCCAGGCTATCGCTTCAGCGTAGGACTCGCCATCGTAGGAATCTTCGACGCTTAGCGGTCTGGGGAGTCCGTAGAAGGTGTTCATGATATCCGCGTCGATTTTCGCAGCGAATTGCTTGCCAATTTCATCCGCCCATAGTTCCGGGAGGAAAGGCTTTATCCCAACCACGTCTGGGGAGGAGGTGGTTTCCAGAAAATATTTGACGGTAGGCATGCGGGGATTATGGGGGTAGGTTATGGGGATGTCAAACCCAAAGGACGGGTCAAGTGGGTACGTATCCGATGACAATTGGCACAAACGACATCGCACTTAGCTGCCTCTGCGAGCATACCTTTGAACGTGCCCATCTTTGAAACCAGTCGTTTTTTATTCTCCCGATGGTCGAAGTCCATGACGTAGGGTGGGTACTTCTGCCCACAGTCGTGGCATGGTTTGTTTTTCAACTGATCTCTAAACTCGCGTAGACGTTGGACTACTGGTACTCCGCCTTGGTGCCCGTTATGCCGGTGTGCTCCACGAGGTTCTCTAACCGCATCGTCGTCCGCTACTCCGCGTGATAACCGGCTTCGAATCAAGTAGGCGCTTGTCCCAAACCGCTTAGCCGCCTGGTCTACGGAAAAAGTCTCACCATTAATCGTCAAGCGGGTCTTGTGAATTGGGGTGCGGAGGGCCCGGTCCAGGGGCCACTTGGCCTCCAGACGAGATCTGAGAGACGCGGGGGGTATGCCGAATGCGGCCGCCATAGCTGAAAAACTCGGGAAATTGACCCCCTCGTGGGTGTAACTAAGCCGCTTGGCCATTTGAAATTCCCTTAAAAACTAAAACTGACGAAGTATAACATGAATTTGGGAGTTCGGTAAGTCCAGGGTACATA